GAAGAATCGTTATAACGATCCTAACTTCTATAAACGTTTTGTTGTTGGTATTGACCGCAGTAAAATGAAACTGTATGACGTTGAAGCATCTGCTCAGGTTGGACTCGCTGACTCTGGTCATGATAGGCATGATAAACCTCTATTTGATAAGAGTGATTTCGGTAGTCGTATGCAAAAGTCAGAGGATTTCAAAGGGTTTAAATTTTAAGAGGATTATATGGTAAACGTTATTGTAGCAAAACAAAAATACGATTGTAAGCACTTACTTGGTCAGTTCGTTGATGAACAACATTATGATGTTCTAGTCGAAGAAGACTGTGATGTTTATGCTCCACCAGATTGTGATTTGGGTACTCAATCAACTTGTACTTCTGATTGTGAGACTTGCGATAAAGGGACTAATGAAAAGAAAATCATTTTCAAGTTTCGTAAAAATTACTTCAGCAAAGAAGAACAAGATGCAGCATATGCTGGTCTACGTGAAGCTGCAGTTGAATCACAGAACCGAGGACTTGCTGCTGGACCACGTAATGAAAAACTAGGTAATCGTGATTGGGTTACTCCTTTCCAAGAAGCAGTTGTTGATTATTTTATGAACCCAACTGCTAACCTCACTGGTGGTAATCCTGTTGAAGAAATTCGTCAACAAACAAAGAACCTTGAATCAACACGTGGTATTGTTTGGCGTCTTGAGAAGGTTAAATCTAATAACTTCAACTTCGATCAATGGGTTGAAAGAATGTTAGTAGCAACTGAAGATGTTCAGATTGAAGAAGCAACATGGGTTGCTAAAGAACTTATTTCTGATACAACTTATGCTAATACTGTAAACTCTGGTATTGCTGGTTGGTTTGACCGTTATCCTCGTATCCCTTATGGTCGTGCAACTGCTTATACTAAAACGAACCCAGAGAAGTTTGCTATGGCTTATCCATTCCTACAAACTCTTGCTAAAGGTTTTAAAGAACTTTTACCATGGCGTTATGGTAACCAAATGGAAGCAGCAAAGAAACTTGATAAACGTTTCCTTGTTCCTGAAACACCATTTACTACTATTACAGTAAATAAGACTTTCCGAACTGCTGCTCACTATGACGCTGGCGACTTGGACACTGGTTTGTCTAACCTTTTGGTTCTTTCAAATGGTGGTAATTATACTGGTGGTTATTTGATTGCTCCAGAATATCGTGTAGCAGTTAATGTTCGTCCAGGAGATTTGTTACTAATTAACAATCACGAAGTCCTTCATGGTAATACTCCAATTGTTTTAGGTGATGAACAAGCAGAACGTATTTCATTGGTATGTTACTTCCGTGAGAAGATGCTTGAACTTGGTTCTTGGGAATATGAACAAGCACGTTTTGAATACGTTGAGTCCCGTAGACTAAACAAAGAACATCCACTATGGAGAAAACTGTGGAACGGTGTTAGTGAAGGTATGTGGGAAGAAAAAGAATGGTATGACTTCTGTGAAAAGAAAGTTGGTCGTGATGAACTTATCAAGATGCATCCAAAAGCCAACGCAGTAAACTTAGAGGAGTTCTTTGGATAATGTGTAGCATAATTGGAGCAGTTATACAAAAACCAACTGCTGATGATTTTGAAATGCTAAAACGTGTATTCCTTGAAGCTAAAATTCGAGGACTACACGCTACTGGTATTTCATTCTTACCTCGTTGGACAAAAGATATTGTTACAATTAAAGAAGCAATTCCTGCTGATCAGTTTATTCAGAAACATATGCATAAAGATAATCTGAGAGATTTTATTAATGATGATGGTAACCTTTATTTGATTGGTCACTGTCGTTATTCAACTAGCGATCTTGAGTATAATCAGCCTATCAGTAACAAGAATACATCCGTTGTGCATAATGGAGTTATCACTCAAGAGTTACCTGAACATTGGAAGGAATTATATGGATATGATTGCGAAACTAAAAACGATACCGAACTTCTTCTACACACGATTGAAGAAAATGTATCTCCCCTCGAACGATGGAAAGACGCATCGTTATCAGTGTGCGTGCTGTCAAGAAACAAAACCCTCAAAGTTTTCAGAAATGGTAAAAGACCGCAATACTTGACTACTTTTGATAATGGTGTTATAGTTACTTCTACCAAAGATATTATTGAACGTGCTAATGTTCAAGGTCATACAATTGAAGTTAACATGGACACATACTTTACTTTTGATTCTGACTTGGCTATGATGGTTGAAAGAGTTATAACTGGAAATTTGGATCTACAACATGTACAAGAAAACTGATTTTACTTATGGTATGGAGATAGAGTGGGGTGATGTTCCTCGCTCTTTTTCAATTCCAGACAACTTAGGTTCATGGGAATACTCTGAACGTGATATTATTAATTTGAAAGATCCATACAAATATGTCTGCGCAGACCCATTGGGAGAAACTCCTCCGTTCGGTGGAGAAATCAACACAAAGCCATCTAGAACTTGGCAAGATCAAGTCGATCGTTACTTTGAACTTAAATCTCTCTTCGATGCGGTGGGTCATTCGCCCACTGTTGGAGTTACTGCTCATACTCATATTCATTGTCGAATTCCTGGACTCCGTGATGACATTGCTGGGTTGAAGAAACTTACCAAGTATATCAAAGAGAATCAAGCAACCGCTATTGAGCACGTCTATGGTTTCTTTGAGCACAATCAAATGAAGGGTGCTAAAGGTGCTAAGATGTATCTAAAGTTTGATGGTGGTCGCCCAATGCCTGATTATATGAGCGATAACATTATCAATAAAGCAACTGACTTTGACTCATTCATTAAGATGCATGCAGCAGGTAAAGATGGAGTATCAATGGGTCGCCCATTCCGTTTTGCTATTAACATGTATGCTTTGAAACATATTGATACAGTTGAGTTCCGATTGTTTCGTGGTACAATGGACAGAACTGAACTTGAATCATGTTTCCGTTTTGTTGAGGACTTCCTTGATGCAGCATTGAACGATGGACCAACCGTTGCTGAACTTATCTCTGAAAATAATTATAAGTTCCCACCAATGCAATGGGATCTATTACAATTCATCGGCTGGGGGAAAACTAAACACCCAGAAGATCGTGGTGAGAAAGTGAGAACTCTAGTTGAAGTTGTCTAAGTGTTCACGTGATGAATTTATCAAAGCGATCTCTAACGAGAAAGCTGATAACTTTGCCAAGACTTTCGTGGCAAAAGCAGATATGCAAGACCAGTGGAATGACTGCTGGGGTGCTTACTCTATTGACGGTGAGTTAATGGCTGCAATCATCACAACTATTTCTAAGCGTGCACCTTATGTTGCTAACCTGCAATTATTACACACATTTGCTAAACACAGAGGACAAGGTGCGGCAAAAATTCTATGCCAGGATTCACTCCGCCTCGCTAAGAAAAAAGGTGCCAAGTATTTCAGAGTGTCATCAGAACCAGAATCAGTTGGCTTCTATACTAAAGTTGGTTTCAAGTTTTGGGGAAAACAGAAATCAGGTTGCCAGTTAAGTATTTTCAGAATTGATGGAGATACTTTCGAAGAAGGTGATTACGATTATACAGACCAGATAATCAATAACGCTGTTCATAGAAAAGGTAAAGGTGGTTGCGTAGAGATATTTGATCTTGCAACTAGCCAGAAACCCCTTAATCTAGAAGGGTTTTGATGGGTTTACTTTTATTCAAGAATAGGGTATAATATAGTATAGGAATTGAAACTGGAGTTATATCATGAAAGAACGTGGACGAGTTTACACCCTTATCCCCAAGAATCCTGAGAACGGTGCTCGAACATACATTGGTAGTTACAAACTAACCAACACTCCCAAAGACGATGATTACTTTGGATCTTGCGAATCACCAAGATTCCTAGCAGATCGTTCAATGGGTAAACTAAAATTCATTTGGTTGACTGACTCTATCCCATTAGTAGAGGCACGTAACATCGAACGTCAACTTCTTTCTCATTATGACGCAATGAATAATGAATTGTTTTATAATGCATCGAATGGTGGTGGTGACGGAGTTGATAGTTCTTTCCGCTTAGATGAAGCCAAGTTCAATCAAATGATTGATACGATTGAAGGTAAAGAACTAGAGCCAGTTCCAGTTGTTACTGGGAAGAATATGGCAGACGCTATTGAGATGGAACAGTTAGCAGAAAAAGTTAAGAATGGAATGTTCCCTCATGCTGAGGTAGCAGTTTCAACAACTGTGCTTCTTGAAAAGACTCAGCCACGTTACTATGAATACGACAAAAGACATTTGGCTGAGTTAAATAATTTCTTTGCTCATCCAGACGAAGGAAGAAAGTATATTACTCCAATCGTTATCGTTGTCAATGACGAGACTGGTGAACATGAAGAATTGGTTGAAGGTAACCATCGTTTGAAGTTGGCTTATGACCATAAGTGGGTTACGCTACCTGCAGTTCTTTTGAAACGATCTTTGTTCAAAGGGAAACGTGCTAACCTTATTCACTTTGGTAATGCAATGAATGATAAGAAATTTATTGCTGCTGGTAACAGCACTGAAGATCTACAGAAACGAATTAAACTCTTGGGTGAAGAATTACCTAAATTGAAAGGTAACTCTTCTCAATTTAAAACAATTGCTATTCAACAACTTGGTCGTTTATGGGCTGAATCTTCTATTCGTTACTACTGCGATCAATATGAAATAAAACGAAAAGAAGATAAGCTGAAAGCTGATATCAACTTTATTGCATATGATAGTAAGGATCTTTCTTCTTATGGTCGTGCATTGAAATATAAAAATCCGAAAGCAGCAATTGAGGTTCAGAAAGTTGACCGAATTACTAATGCGGGACTCGGAGGTATTTTCTCATTGATGGCTACTGGTAAGAAAGAAAAAGGTATTATCCTTGTTCACTATCCAACTGCTACTCTATTCAATAAACAAAAGAAACATATCGATCTATTCAAACAGATTCTTAAATTCCATAACTTGGAAGATAAGATTGAACTCCTGTTCTTAGATCCATTCAATAAAGGTAAAATTCTTGGACTACCGCCAACAACAAAATCGTCGTGAAGCATTCATACGATGGTATGCATGGTCGCTTCAGTATGACGACTGCGATCCAGCTGTATGGGCAACGAACTATCTCAACAAACGATATGAACACAATGATGAACAGCGTTTGTGGTTAGCGTGGCTATATGGTAACACATACTATCTTCCAACTGCTTGGATTCTAATGAATGAGTTCCCTGACTTTGAGTTGGCTACTGTA